CGCCAGGTACAACACCCATCGAGCGTACTGCATTGATGTCGTTGTCAGCGGTCCCAGGACGAAGCTCAGATTTCATTACCCTTTGCGCCACAAACTGAAGATCTGGCGGGATAACAAGCGTCTGGGGACGAGCAGCGATCATTAGACCACGCTCATCTGTCCATTTGCCAATCTGGATTACAGCAGCCTCAAGAGAAGTCTCGTTGAGGTCAACAGAGGTAGTTGGACGATTAGAGTTCTTACCACCCGAAACGAGTGGGTGACCGCCACCACCAGTTACTCCGTCACTATCTGCTGTGAAAAGGTTTACACCATCGCCACTCTGGTAAGCAGCAGTAAATCCATTGTTCAATGGAACAACAGCTTTAACCTGTTTGGTGTGAGCCATAGCGCGAGCTAAGGCTTTAGTGTAACGAGCCGACAGGGAATCATAGAGGTTGTCTTCCATAGCTTCTTCTGTAATAGCGAAGCCCATGGCGATAGTCTCATGGTTATAGCGAGCCGTGAAGCTCTCCTGTCCAGCGTCGTAAGAAATTGCTGATCCCTCATCTTTAACGGGAGCAGCATCGAAGCCCGAAAGCTTTACTTCTTCCTCAAAGGACCGATCTGAACTTTCAGTCTCGTAGATTTCACTATGTTCGTCATCATAACGTCCATATTCCATCCCGAAGAGAGCATTCAAGCCCGGTAACAGTTCTTTAAGTAATTGTGCCCTTGAAATAGCCATTTATCAATATCTCCTTATAACCCAGTAGGGTTGTTGTATGAATGAGGAGATGCTGTAAACGTAGACGCAGCGTTAAACTTAACGATTACATCTGGATATGCATCACTGGCGGTCGTTCCATCCGGAGCCAGACTTTTAGGTCCGTCAACGAAGTCTATAACTCGAAGAGGCAATGTAAGCGTTGCTGCTGGAGTAGAACCATCAATCGCATTCTTAGATTTCTTGAT